CTGACCTTGCCGATACAGAGGTGAAAAAGGCAGTCCGAAAAACTGCAACCGAAGTTAGAAAAGAGATATCTTCAAATGCTCCGGAAGACACTGGTGCTTACGAAAAAAGCTGGACAGCCAAAAAAGTCAGCGAGAACAGCCATTCTCTGCAAATGACGGTTTATTCCAAGAACCGCTATCAGCTGGCTCATTTATTGGAGCATGGTCACGCCAAGCGTGGCGGTGGGCGCGTTGCAGGAAAACCGCATATTGCTCCGGCTGAACAGAATGGCGAAGAATTATTGGAAAATCTGATCAGAAAGGCATTATCATGACCTATGAAGAAATCAATGAAATGATGCAGGAAATGGATTGTCCTTTTTCCTATCATCACTTTGCAGAGGGCGAAAGTCCTGCACCGCCCTTTCTACTTTTCCTTTCTCCCGGCGAGCATACCTTTTCGGCTGATAATCTGATGTATTACAGCTTCAAACAGCTGGACATTGAACTGTACACGGATAAGAAATCACCGGAAGTGGAAGAACGTGTGGAGGAGATTTTAAGGCAGCATCATATTTTTTACAACAAGACAGAAGCATGGATAGAGTCGGAAAGGCTCTATGAAGTGCTTTATGAAATGGAGGTTTGATTTTATGGCGAACAAAAGAAACAAGGTCAAGTTTGGTCTGAGCAACGTCCATTGGGCAAAGATTACCCAGTGGGGTGCGGACGCTGACGGAACACCCACCGTGCCTGTGTACGGTGAATCCATGCGTTTACCGGGTGCGGTTTCACTGTCCATTGATGCCAATGGTGAAAATGAGAATTTTTATGCCGATGACAGTGTGTACTATGTCATCAACAACAATTCCGGTTACGAAGGTGACCTGGAAGTGGCGCTTGTCACCACCGAATTTGCCACCGAAATTCTGGGAGAAATTCTCGATAACAACGGTGTGCTTGTGGAGAAGAACACCGCAGAACCGTCGCAGTTTGCATTGATGTTTGAATTTTCGGGAGATAAGCACAAGATCCGCCATGTACTGTATTGCTGCACGGCAAGCAGACCGGCCACAGAAGGTCAGACCAAGGAAGATTCCACAGAAGTCAAGACGGAAACACTGACACTGACCGCATCGGCACTTCCCACCGGATTGGTCAAGGCAAAAACCTGTGAAGCAACTGATGAAAGCACCTACAATAACTGGTACAAGATGCCGTACAATCCCGATACGACAGCGAAAACCACAACCACAAAGGCAAGTTCATAAGGAGGCATCGCTATGGCAATCAAGAAAAATATTCTGGTGGACGGCATGGAAGTGCCGTTTAAGGCGAGTGCTGCGGTTCCTCGCCTTTATCGTCTGAAATTTCACAGAGATATTTACAAAGATTTCTCCAGCCTGCAAAAATCTGTGGGAGAAAATGATTCCGAAAACTCTGCTCTCGATATTGAGAGTCTGGAAGTCTTTGAAAACATCGCATACATTATGGCAAAGCACGCTGACCCTGCAAATGTTCCCGATTCTCCCGACGAGTGGCTGGAAGGCTTCAACACATTCAGCATTTATGAAATCCTGCCTCAGCTCATTGAGTTGTGGGGTCTGAACATCGAAACGCAGGCAGAATCTAAAAAAAACATCGCCCGACTGACCGCCAAATGACAACGCCGCTTTTTCTGCTGCGGTGTGTACAATTAGGACTGTCAATGGGCGATCTGGATTTGCTGACGATTGGTTTGGTGAATGATATGTTTACAGAACGTGAGAATGATGATTGTAACTATGATTCTCTGGCAACGCAGGAGGATTTTGATGCGTTTTAACCTATATGATGTGTTTCCACAGCCATTCCTGCAATTGTCGGTCATCCATTTCACCGGCTGCAATTCCGAGAATCATTTGAATCAATTCATCGTCATCATATTCCACTTCAATATGATTCAGAGAAAGAAATACAAGCATTGTATGCGTGCCGATTCTTTTATTTCCATCTACAAACGCATGATTTTTTATCAAACTGTATCCAAGACGAGCTGCTTTTTCTATGATTGTCGGATATAATTCTGCATCATCAAACGTCTGGAAAGGTGCATTCAATGCCGAATCCAGAAGTCCTTCATCACGAATTTCCGCTGAGCCGCCTGATTCCTTCACCAATTCTTTGTGAAGCAGCATTACCTGTTCCTTTGTGAGTCGTTTCATTTGGCAAGTTCCTCATAAACAGCAGCGTTGCGTTTCATCAGTTTTTTTGAAACAGAAAGCACTTCTTCATCCGATGCCGTTTCCGCTTCTTCTGTGTCTTCAATCATTCTGACTTCATAACGGGGCTTATTATTTTTGAAAATAACGGCCGTTCCATACCGGTCTACAATTCTTGTTACCATGGAAAAATTCTGATTTGCTTCTGTCATAGAAATAATTGTGTTTGTATCTATCATCATACGAACACCTCCTTGCTGTTATTATACCATATTGTTAGGATAAATTCAACCTATTTTTGAAAAAAGGCAGGTGACCCCCATGGCAAACCGCATCAAAGGCATCACCGTAGAAATCGGCGGCGATACCACCAAGCTTTCCAAGGCTCTGGAGAGCGTCAACAAGAACATCAAAAATACACAGACACAGCTGAAAGATGTGGAAAAGCTGCTGAAGCTGGACCCGACCAATACAGAACTGCTCTCCCAAAAGCATAAGCTCCTTGCCGATGCGGTTTCCGCCACAAAAGACAAACTGTCTACCCTGAAGATTGCTGCAGAACAGGCAAACACTGCTCTTGCAAACGGTGAGATTTCGCAGCAGCAATATGATGCACTTCAGCGTGAAATTGTCGAAACAGAACAGGAACTCCGCCGTTTACAAACCGAGGCAGATAAAACAAATACTGCATTTGCGAAAATTGGTGCTGCCGGTGAAGTAATGCAGAATGTCGGAAACAAAATCTCCGGTGCAGGCGAAAAACTGATGCCCATAACAGCCGGAGTGACTGCCTTGGGAACGCTTGCAGTAAAGACAGGTGCCGATTTCGATTCTGCCATGAGTAAGGTCGCCGCTGTTTCCGGTGCAACCGGTGAAGAATTGGATGCACTGCGAGACAAAGCACGAGACATGGGCAGCAAAACAAAGTTTTCCGCAAGTGAAGCCGCTGAAGCCATGAACTACATGGCGATGGCAGGCTGGAAAACAGAAGATATGCTGTCCGGTATTGAGGGCATTATGAATCTTGCCGCTGCATCCGGTGAGGATTTGGCGACGACATCCGATATTGTTACAGATGCATTGACCGCTTTCGGCTTAACTGCTGCCGACAGCGGTCATTTTGCTGATGTGTTGGCGGCTGCAAGCTCCAATGCCAATACCAATGTGTCCATGATGGGCGAAACTTTCAAGTATGCCGCACCTGTTGCGGGTGCGCTGGGGTTCTCTGTAGAAGATACCGCACAGGCAATCGGCTTAATGGCAAATGCGGGCATCAAGTCCACACAGGCAGGCACTTCCCTTCGTTCCATTCTGACCGCTTTGTCGGGCGAAGTGAAATTCTGCGGTGATGCAATTGGGGAAGTAACGGTACAGACCACCAATGCTGACGGTTCCATGCGTGACCTGAATGATATTTTAGACGACTGCCGAACTGCTTTTTCCGGTTTATCTGAATCGGAACAGGCATCTGCTGCACAGGCACTTGTGGGAAAGAATGCCATGTCCGGTTTCCTTGCACTCATGAATGCCGCACCTGCGGATATCAGCAAACTTGAGGGGGCAATTTCTGCCTGTGACGGCACATCCCTTTCCATGGCAGAAACCATGCAGGACAACCTTGCCGGACAGCTGACCATTCTAAAATCTCAGCTGGAGGAACTGGCGATTTCCTTTTCGGATGTTCTGATGCCTGCAATCCGTTCCATTGTAACATGGGTGCAGGGATTGGTGGATTGGCTGAATCAGCTTGACCCACAGACAAAAGAAACCATTGTCAAAATTGCACTGGCTGCAGCGGCTCTCGGTCCTCTGCTGATTGTATTGGGAAAAACAGTATCCGGTGTGGGAACGGTCTTTTCCGCAGTGTCCAAACTGCCCGCCCTTTTCTCTGCTGTGCAGAGTGGCATCGGAGCCATTACCGGAGCGTTAGGCGTGTCCTTAGGTCCGCTGCTTGCCATTATCGCAGCTGTTGCTGCTCTGGTGGCTGCTTTTGTGCATCTCTGGAAAACCAATGACGAATTCAAAAGCAACATCATCGCCATCTGGGAGCAAATCAAAAGCACCTTTGCCGGATTGACACAGGGCATCACCGACCGACTAAATGATCTGGGATTCGACTTTGAGAGTTTCACCGATGTGCTGAAAGCAGCGTGGGATGGGTTGTGCAATCTGCTGGCTCCTATTTTTGAAGGTGTCTTTCAAAATATCTCCAACATCTTTTCAGAGTTTACTGGTGTTCTTCTGGGGCTGCTGGACGTGCTGATTGGTCTGTTTACGGGCAACTGGGAGCAATGCTGGAACGGCATCAAGGGAATTTTCACTTCCATATGGGATTTTATCGTCAATACATTTTCCAATATTCTGAACACACTGAAAGGCATTGCAGATGTGGTTCTCGGTTGGTTTGGTACATCGTGGAACGAGGTCTGGACATCTGTGAAGGATTTCTTTGTGAACATTTGGAACAGCATATCCGCATTTTTCACCGGAATCATTACAGGAATACGGGATTTTTTTGTAAATACCTGGACAACAATCTCCACCACATTTACCGGTATCGTAACGAATATTCAGAACGTTGCGACAACTGTTTTCACAGCAATTAAGGATTTTATCACAGGTATTTTTACTGCAATCTATGACTTCCTCTCGCCTTTGTTAGAGGCTTTTCGCTATCTGTTTGAAACAATATTTCAGGCAATTCAGATACTCATCGGCATGGCGATGGATTGGATTTCAGAGAAAATTTCTGCCATCTGGAACGGCATCGTTTCTTTCCTTACGCCGATTTTAGAGGGTATCCGCTCCACATTTGAAATCATATGGAACGCCGTCAAATCTGTCATTGATACCGTCATGTCGGCAATTTCAAGCGTGATCAGCACGGTGTGGAACGCCATCTCCGGTGTGATTTCTTCCGTTCTGAATTCTATAAAATCTGTTGTTTCCGGTGCATGGAATACCATATCCTCTACCATTTCCAATGTGATGAACACTATAAAATCCACGGTTTCCGGTATCTGGGACAGCATCAAATCTGCCATTTCCGATAAGGTGGGCGGCATTGTGGACACGGTGAAAAGCGGTTTCAACAACGCTGTGGATTTTGTGAAAGGACTGGCGTCCGATGCGTGGAACTGGGGCTCCGACATTATCAGCGGCATCATTGACGGCATCAGAAGCATGATTGGCAATCTTGCCGATTGTGTCACCGGTGTGGCGGATACGATTCGGGAATTTCTGCACTTTTCCGTACCGGATAAAGGACCGCTGACCGACTATGAAAGCTGGATGCCGGACTTTATGAAAGGGCTGGCTGACGGCATCCACAAAAGCAAGAAATATGTGGGAAAGGCTGTAGGCAGTGTGGCACAGGCAATGAAGCTGACCATGGATTCTGATTTGCAGTATCAGCTTGACGGCATTTCCGGTGCGGTTTTGAGCCGTGATGCAAACGGCTCGGTGGTAAATAACTACTATAATGACAACAGCCGCACAGTGCATCAGACCAACAATAGTCCGAAAGCACTATCACGGCTGGAGATTTATAGACTTACAAGGAATGCGGTGAAGCAGTAATGGGGCGGAGTTTCTGCCCTGCAAACTGGAATTGTTGTTCTACCTCTTCTTTTTGGGCTTCGGATTTGGCAATTCGTCATACATGGCATCAAACAATCCGGTCAAGTAATCCTTATTGTCAACATCATCTACAAGCAACATCTCTTTTGCCCCATCGTACGGCAATTCATACTCAGCATTTGGCATATAAGAAATTGCTGCTTTTACTGGTTTCACCAGTAGCCTGTCATCATAAATTCCACCAACAATCTTGCCCTTATAATAAAGTATAAATTCTCCCATCATTGCTCTATATGATATATCGTTTAACTCGCATAACTGTCCTAAAATAAATTCTAAATAATCTTTACTCGATGCCATATTTCCTCTCTATACTTCCGATTTTTCTCTTTTAAGGTAAGTTAGACCTTTAATTCCTATACTGATTACAAAATGCTGACATCTCATCCTCCAGCAGCTTAAATACCTTTGCAACCAGATACCCGTCAGCAATTGCATGATTCAGTCTCACACTGACCGGCATTAAAAACTGTCCGTTTTCTTCATGATACCTTCCCCAGTTGATAATCGGTGCAAAAAACAGATGCCCGTCTGGAAGTTCAATATTCAATGAGTCATAAGACAACCATGAAATGTAAGAAGCATCAAACCAGTTTGGATGATTTGCCATATCAAGAAGATATTCTCTTGTCTCCTTCGCTTTTCTGATATCCTCTGCACAATCCTTATAGAAAACGTGATAGTCTGCATTATAAACGGTATAAACCGGTGTACAGGTCTCCGTATCCTCGTGAAAAATATACTGTGCGGGATTAATCTGGTCATAGCAAATCAGTTCTTCGGTCTGCCAAATATACCCCATTCTGTAATCCTCTCTGGAATTAAGTACCTTTGCGAGTATATACAGAAAATTAATATAAAACTTCGTACCAGAATCTTCTGAAAACTTTTTCAGTGCTGTCACATTGATTCTTGCCGTCATAGAAGTGGAACATTTACAATCTTCCGAAAAATGCCGGAACACTCCGCTCCTGTAATAAGTCTGCTTATCTATTATTTTATAATTCATGTTTTTATCCGATATAGTCATTTTATCCTCCAAATATTTTATTATGATTTATAGACTATACCGGTCAATGCAATGCAAAGCCTCATGTCAATCATCACCGTCCTCTCGTTGCCATCATCAAGTCAACTATAATCAAAAGCATATTATATTCCTTACACTTTCATACCTTCCAGCACTACAAATGGGAAGCTGTGTTTCTGATTATTCAGAATCCACCGTAATGTTTTAAGGTTTCTGCTGCAATTTCAGAACCGACATTCATAGCCTTTTCAATATTATTTTCGAGCATATATGAGCAGACAAATCCGGCGTGATAGCTGTCACCACAACCGGTCGTGTCAATTATGCTTTCAACTTTCACAGCTTGCACTTTGAATTCCTGTCCATTAAGGTATGTAACGCTTCCACGTTCTGCAAGTGACACGTTGAACAGGGAACGGTATTTATTCGATAATTCTTTGAACCTCGGCAGGAGTTCTTCCGAGCCGCTTATCATAAAGAAATCAACATGCGGAGCAAATCGTTCCATATCTGCAAAATCTCTATATACATCAAAATCTACCGCAAGCTTAAAGCCAAGAGTTTCCTTCAGTTCAACTACTTGCGAAAAACACGAAGCCCAGAAATGAACAAAGACTACATCGGACCTTGATAAGATTTTGATTTCATTATCATTCAGTACGATGTTATCGAGAATTTCTCCGTTCCATGAATCATCTTTATAATACCTATCGCCCGATTCTGTAAGGTAAGTCATATTATTT